CGCAGCTTCCCGCCGCTCCCGCTCGGCAGCTGCGTCCCGCTGGATGACGCTCCACTCGGTGTCCAGGATGCAGGGCTCAAACATCCTCCTCACCTCCTAGGCAGTCCGGAGCGGGTAGGACGATGAGCCCTCCGTCCTCCAGACGCAGATCCGCCACCCGCATATCCACAGCCAGGTACCGGATCACCGCCTCCGGCGCGGTGTGCAGGAGGATGCTGGGGATAAAATCCCCGTCCTCGGTCTCCTCGGTGACGGCCAGCTCCATGGGGCCGTGCTCCAGGGACAGGTCCATCAGGTCGGCCACGATGGCCTTGGTTGTCTTGCTGTACATGGTGTTTCTCTCCTTCTTATGTAGTAGGCTCTGCGGCAAATTCCGGGAAAACCTCCTCCAGCGGGGGAAGCGGCTCGGCCGGGCGGTATACCCGCTCTCCGGCAAAGGCCGCGTTGAGGCCCTGGACGTTGATCATGGTACTGACCCAGCGCTTCTGCTCCTGGTTGAGTTCGTCCATGTCGTAATACCGGCCCTTGATGTTGACAAATGCCTGAGAGTTGAAGGTCCAGCCCTCTGGCGTGGTCAGAACTACCATAGTATCACCTCATCTTCACGCTATGCCGCCTCCGGCCCGTCCTATTCTGGCCTTGACAGCGGCGCTCTGGTTCGTCATAATGAGGGTGGAAACAGGGCCTGATTTTCCCGTTCCACCCATGCCCCGCTCCGTGTTGCCGCACGGGGCGGGGCGTTTTTGTCGGTCCGGATGCTCCTCTATTGCAAGATCCGTCTTGGTTTGATAGAATCGCTTCAAAAGGAGGCTCTGCGATGAATATACCGGAATTTGATATGTTGGTTTTAGCTGATATCGCCGATTGCAAAGATGGATGGTCTCGGGAAGAACTGGTGTCGAAACACGGCTTTGAGATTTTGAAAACCGTGGACTTTCTGCTGGAAAACCAGCTCATAAAGGAGCACAAATCCAACCTTGCCCCGTTCTTTCCTCCTGGGTCAGACTACACTGATCCACCGGTTGATAACCTTGTGGCTACCGATTTGGGCCGGATAGAGGTCAAGCGATGGAAAACCGTGCGCATCCTCTCCAAACGCGAACGCTGGAAAGAGCGGATTTCCGGCTTTGTTTCCGGTGTCCTGGTGACGGTTGTCGGTGGCCTTATACTATCGTGGCTTTCACGATGACAAGACCGACCAGACAGCCAACCGCAAACCAGAACAGTCCGCGCCAGCCATACAGAGGGTCACGCTCCACCGTTGTCATCCCCTTTCGGAACTCTGCTCTGAGTTGCCACATAAAGAGTTCCATCCTAGAATCACAGACGCCGCTTCTCCCTGACCCTTTCCCCCGCCCGCTCACTGTGGGCGGGGGCTTTTTACGATCTCATAGGACAGCGGCGCTGTTCCCTCCTGCTTCCGGATGCGCGCCGCCCGCCGCAGCATGGCCATGATGCTGGCCAGCTCCTCCGGCGTGACTCTCCCGCTCACTTCCACCTTGATGTGGTCCGGGTGCATCCTGCTGGTCCTGATCTCCCGGATATGGACAGTCTCTTCCATTTGGGTTTCCTCCTCTCCCACTCCGCCCTTCTGGGCGGGGGTTTTAGCTGACGTTGTCGGACTTGTCTCTCCCCTTTTGCCGTGATAAACTAAGGCGGAAAGGGGGTGAAACTAAAACTATGCTTGAACTTACAAAAGAGCAATGCCTTGAACTTGAAAAGCGGGTCCGCGAAAACTTAAAAGGTTCATTCGATGGCCCATACCCAGAACTCCAGGAAGCTATTGCTCAGATGGCGGTTACTGCTGTCATCACTACCATGCGCGAGTATGAGAAGATGAAATTGGAAAATCAGAAAACATCTCTTTAACTCGCTTATCTACGATTTCCTCAATCGCCTCCCGGTCTTGTCCACCGGGAGGTGATAGTTTTTCCAGCGCCGCAGCTATCCGCTCTGTACTGTCCGCTATGGAGGCCAGAGATTTGGCAATTCTGTCCTCACACAATCTTTCCACTTGCGTCACCCCCTTTTCTGCTCCCGCTCCGTGTTGCCGCACGGGGCGGGGGTTTTAGCTGGCTGAGCGCATGGCGACTGCCATAGCGGCTGCGCCCTGCACAACGAGAAGATAGCGCTCCTGCTGCTCCTCATTCAGTGTCTTGACGGCTTCCGAGATGGTCTGCATGATCTTGCGCTCTTTTTCGGTCATCTGGTTCACCTCCGTTTCCTGGATATAAACTATCATATCTTAGAAACGTTGTCAATATCTTTTTATTTCTCAGAAATGTTTTTCGTTGACACCATTCTTTTTTTGTGATTAAATAGGTTCTAGATGGGAGGTGAGTAACACGGCTGATATAAATAGGAGAATAGCGATGTGCGTAGATAAAAGTGGATTGACCAAAACCGCTTTTGCCGAGAGAATTAATGTATCTCAGTCTTTTATTTCTAATCTTTGCAACGGCACAAAAACTCCCAGTGACCGCACGATCGCTGATATTTGCAGAGAATTTAATGTCTCTGAGCACTGGCTCCGCACCGGCGATGGCCCTATGTATGTGGAGATGACCCGGAGCGATGAGATTGCCGCCTTTATGGGCGATGTGCTCAGCTCCAGCAAACCTGATTTCCGGCAGACACTTATTTCTGTGCTCACACAGCTCGATGAGCACGAGTGGGAAGCCCTCGAAAGTATTACCATGAAGTTCATGGATACTTTGCAAAAAGAAAAGACCGGCCCATAATGGACCGGTCTGGAGGTATGTGCTATTTGATGATGCCGAGGACAAAATAATAGATGTTTTTGAGCTTGCTTTCGTCAGCATATTGGAGCAGGCGAACGATAGATTGCATCAACTCATCTTTTGGCGTCATATGGACAGCCCCTCCCCTTTTTTCCGCAATGCGAAATGATTCTTGTTTCATTATAGAACATCAGTTCGTATTCTGTCAATTAATTTTGGAGAGAGGATGTATCACTATGTTTTGTCCTAAGTGCGGAAAGGACGCAGGTAATGCGAAGTTTTGCCCGGAATGCGGAACAGCTATTCAGAAATTGGGAGAGAGCATGAATCCTACTCCCGAACCGTCACCTGTTTCGAGTAACTTGGGCCATAGCAGGAAAGTTGTGCGTCGCAAAAATTCCAAAAATGGCGGTATTTTAAAAATCATTATTGCATTTTGTGTTGTTGTGGGTGTGTTCTATGCGATAATTGCACCAACCAGTATGCAAACTTATGAAAGTATTGACAATGCGCAAAGTGCAAAGAGCGAAAAAATCGTTGAGTATATGGATGGCTACCTAAAGAGCCAAGGATACTTCCCTCAGCAGGCTACCGCTGATTGGATTGGTTATACACACTTTAAAGACCAGTATACGAAAGAAGAATATGAGGAAATGGCGCTCGGCGGTTATTACTCGTATACTGCAACCCTTCCGTCTGGTGAGATGGTGCTTGGAAATATTCGAACCTATTGGGAAGAGGGCGAAGAGCCCGTAATCGTTAATTTAAGCATTGAAACCCTTACAAGTGAAACCTCAATCGTTGAATATAGCGACGAAAAAATACTCGAGTGCTGGACAATATATCAAGAGAAGTGTCCAGACGAAAAATAGTAATTGTACGTTTCTTAAATAGAAGGGCAGGTCTATTCGCGGAAAGAATATATCTGCCCTTTTCCCATATCGTATATGAAAGAGGAGGTCTTACTATGCCGCTCCCCAAAGAATCTCATTATACTCTGGCCGATGTGCTGAGCTGGGAGGAGCCGGACCGTGTCGAGCTCATTGACGGCGCGCCGGTGATGATGGCTCCGCCCAGTCGGGCCCATCAGGAGATCCTGACCGAGCTCACCCGGCAGCTGGCCAACTACCTGGAGGGCAAGCAGTGCCGGGTCTATCCGGCCCCCTTTGCCGTGCGCCTCTTTGAGCGCCCCGGCGACCGGCCGGAGGATGTCCGCACACTGGTCGAGCCCGACATCTCCGTGGTCTGCGACCACGACAAGCTGGATGAGGTGGGCTGCAAGGGCGCGCCCGATCTGATCATAGAGATCCTCTCCCCCTCCAGCCTGCGGCACGACCGCCTGACCAAGTACAACCTGTACCAGCGCGCCGGCGTGCGGGAATACTGGATCGTGGACCCCTCCGCCCGGAGTATCCAGTCCTTTGTGCTGGAAAGCGGCCACTACACCGCCAAGGATCTGGGCACCCCCGGGGATGTGCTGAAGGTCCACGTGCTGGACGGCTGCTTTATCGACCTGTCCAAGGTCTTTCCGGAGGCGGGGGTATGAGCGGGCGGAACTATCAGATCGCCGCGGCCTATATCCGGGTCTCCACGGAGGATCAGGCCGAATACTCCCCGGACGCCCAGCTGGTCGAGATCCGGAAGTACGCCGCAGCCCACGGCTATATCATCCCCAACGAATTTATCTTTCTGGACGAGGGCATCAGCGGCAAGCACACAGGCAAGCGCCAGGCCTTTCAGCAGATGATCGGCCTGGCCAAGACCAAACCCAAGCCCTTTGACGCGGTGCTCCTCTGGAAGTTCTCCCGCTTCGCCCGCAACCGGGAGGACAGCATCGTCTACAAGTCCATGCTCCGGCGGCAGCTGGGCATCGAGGTCATCTCCATCAGCGAACCCCTCACCGACGACAAGACCAGCATCCTCATGGAGGCCATCATCGAGGCCATGGATGAGTATTACTCCATCAATCTGGCCGAGGAGGTCAAGCGCGGCATGACGGAGAAGGCCCGCCGGGGCGGGCTCCAGAGCACGCCCCCCTTCGGTTACCGGGTGGAGCACAATGTCCTGGTCCCGGTCCCCGAGGAGGCCGCGCTGGTGCAGTCGATCTTCCAGCGCTTCCGGGATGGAGAGGGCCTGTTCCCCCTGGCCAAGTGGCTCAATTCCCTGGGGGCCAAAACCCACCGGGGCGGCCGTTTCGAGAACCGCACGGTGGAGTACATCCTCCGCAACCCGGCCTACATCGGGAAGCTACGGTGGAATCCCACCGGACGGACCCGCCGGGATTTTACCAACGAGAACATCATCCTCTCGGACGCCCAGCACGAGCCGCTCATCTCACAGGAGCTGTGGGACGCCGTGCAGGCCCAGATGGCCCAGGTCAAAGCGCAGCACAAATACCACGGCCGGCCCCTGTCCGAGAACCGGGACTGGGTGACCGGGCTGGTCCGATGCGCCTCCTGCGGCACCACGCTCATTTTCTCCAAGCCCCATTACTGGAAGTGCAACAACTATGTCCGGGGCGGCTGCAAGACCTCTCAGCACATCTCGGATGAAAAGCTGAAGGGCATGATCCTCTCCCGGATGCGGTACGACGCGGAAGGGGCCGCTCCCCTGTCCTATTCCATTGTCCGGTCCCGGCCGGAGCAGATCGACGAGGCCGCCATGCTCCAGGAACAGCAGAAACAGCTCACCGCCAAGCTGGCCCGTCTGCGGGAGGCCTACCTTGCCGGCGTGGAGGATCTGTCCAGCTACGGTGCCGCCAAGGCCGCGCTGGAGGAACAGGCCGCCCATATTTCCAAGCGTTTGGAAGAATTGGACCGGCCGGAAGACCCCCAAAAAGCGGAGGCCATTCTGCGGAAGAACATCCAGCAGTGCATCGCGGTCCTGACCGATCCCAAGTCCACACTGGACGCCAAGAAGAAGGCGGTCCATGATGCGGTGGAGAAATGCGTGTTCGATAAGGCGTCCAACTGCATCCAGATCTACTATCGTATTTTTTTAGCTTGAATGATAGTCTATTGTTGTATGGTCCGCCGTACAACAATAGACTATAAAAAACAATTCCCATTCAAACAATAGAGTTGAAATGGGAATCTTCTTAAACCGGTATTATTTAGGTCCGCATTTTATTCAAATACTTTTAGTTTCTATGTGAGAATGTCTTCATTTAATAAGTTACAGATAACGTTCTATTTTTGACTATTGGTTTGTAGATTGGATATTTCATAAAAATATATGGTTTTTATTTCTACTTTTAGAATATTGACTATGACCTATATATGAGATATACTAACAGCTAGATAAAAGGATGGACATAGCTATCGGTAGGTAGCCACCATTCTTTCAGAGAGAAGAAGTAACCGTCCATGTGAGAGTGAGTGCGGTTACTTCTTTTTCCCTATAGATAGACAGATTGTGACAATCCCAATAAGAACTAGAGTGTATTGGTATAAATCAGAGTATGTAACAGCCATTGATATCCCCCCTCTCCATAGGGAATAGGGGATTAATAATCTCCGCAAACTCTGGTGACTACCTACCGATTTGGGTCGCTATGTCTGCAATCTATTATAATTCCTTCTGGCTTTCCTGACAACCCATTCCTGGTTTATCATTTTTTGTTATAGTCATTTTGTATAAAAGCCGAAAAACCATTGAGCCTGCACGTTTTTTTGAATTATTTAGATTTAAAATTTAACTAAAAGCTAAATCTTAGAAAAGACCTAGAAAAGAAATTTTATCAAATTGACTATACTTCAATTAAATAGTGTGTAAAATTGCAGTACACGGTAAAAGGTGGAGTTGTAGTCCACACCTTTTACCGTGTACTTATTATTTCCTATTATTTATCTGGTTTGTCTGCCGATCCATCCACAGTGGTTTTAAGTACCGCAATAGCTTTAGTAAGCCAATCCGGAATATTAGCTCCTAAAGCACCAGCATTTTCGATAATAGAACCACACTCCGTAAGGATGTACCAAGTGACTACCAGAGGACAAAGGAATACCTCATATGTGAATGGCAGGCTCATTCCAGGAAAATGGGTAATGATACTGCCAATCAACATATCTAAAATACCAGCCACGATGACCGCTACGACCGCCCCCAGCTTGTGCCAGATGCCATCTCTGGCGGCCTGGCTGGACCACTTCCCCGCTCGCAGCGCCGCGCAGGACCCAGTGGCATAGTCGATGGCCATGCAGGCGATCCAGGCAATGACCAGCCAGCCAAACCAGCCCCACAGTGCAGTGAGGGCAGCGCAGAAGGCCGACAGCGCAGCTTTGAAAGTATTCACATGCTCCATATCAGTCTTTCTCCTTTCGAAGATACCCCGCCATAGCGTGAATGAGGCACACCACGTTGGCGTCCGCGTAGCCGCTGCCGGTCTTCCAGTAGTCCGGGCTGGTCACGATCCCGGCCTGGGCCAGCACCTCCACATCGGTGTCCAAGTCGGACACATTGGGATCCTCCCCTTCGCAAAGCTTCAGAAACTCTTCCCAGCCGCCGGGCGTGTTCCGGATCGTCCGGGGGCAGTCCTTGCCGTTCCAATGGTGGTGCTGCACTACCCGCTCCAGGGGGATACTGTGCTCTGTCATCAGGAGGCGCACCAAGGCGGCGGCGTTCTGCTTTGCCTTCTCAAAGTCACCGCCCTGATTCACGCAGATCTCCACGCCGATGCTCTTGGTGTTGCCGGGGCCCTTGGCTCCGTCCCCGGCGTGATAGGCCGCTTCGGTATCCGGCAGGTGCTGGACGATGGCGTGGTCATCCACCGTGTAGTGCCAGCTCACCAGAGCATTGGCGGCAGCGTCCCCCTTCAGATAGGAAGCGTGAGCCGCGGCGTCCGCCCCCCGGGCTGCGTTCCCGGTCTCGTGGATGGTGAGATAGCTGCACAGATTGAGGCCGCCAGGGCGGTTCTTCCGGCCCTGGGGGATGTAGTCGATCTGGATGGCAATGCCGTTGTCAGTGGTCCGCTGAGGGGCCTTTACCGGTTCCAGGTAGTCCAAGGAGACCCAGCCCTTGTCTGTTCTCCCCCAGCCGTCCCGCTCCTCCAGAATGGTGACCACCGTGCCGCAGGGATAGGCCCCCGTCTTTCCGTAGCCCGTGCCCGGGCCGCTGCGGATGTTTACGCCGATGGACGGCGTGACCGTGTACTGTTTGCTCATGGTTTCCTCCTTATCTCCGTCCGGTTTCTCGCCATCGCTCCGGCGGAAGATGAGCAGCCAGGAGCGGCAGATCCGTTTCTGGCTGGGGGTCACCTCCAGGCCCGGACCAAGGGTGCCCTGAGAGGACCAGGACCCGTCCCACCGGAGGATACTGGCGCATCCCCGCGCCCGAAGGGCAGCCTCCAGGGCGTCCGTGGTCTCCGGAGCGTCCTTGCTGCACAGCAGGACTACCACGGTTCCGTCCGCCTTTACGCCGGTATATGTCCAGCCATTGCGCCCGCCGTCCTTGTCGGTATACCGACGGCCGTTGATATCCACCGGAGGGCAGCCTATGGCATAGTCATAGACTGCCTGGTCTTCGGTGCCCACGGTGAGCCGGCCAGCCTCGTCAATGAGGATGCCGTACTCGTGGTATTTAGGTCGCAGACCCCACGCGCCGCCGATCATGATTGCGCTCTGATGGTCGTAGGCTTTTGCCTTGCCGGGGATGTTTGTCAGCGCGAAGAGTGCCAGGTTGACCACGCCTACGCAGTCCGCCCCCTGTTCCGCCTGGATCTGCTTCCAAGTCAGCCGCTTCACGTTGTCGTAGATCCGGAAGCGGTATTTGTCCTGTGGATATTCCGAGATTCGATAGCTCACTCTTTCTTCCCTCCTTCCATGATTGCCTCAGCCGCTTCGCGGCCCAGGCGGCCCGCTGCCACCAGCGCCTCGATGCGCTGCTTGTCCCAGAGCGTAGGATAGTACTTCCGGGCCAGCTCCTCCACATTCATAGATCTACCCCCTGCATAATGGCCAGAAAATCCACGTCCGCTCGGAGCTGCTCCAGCGCGGTGGGCGCGGGCGGGGTCAGCGCCCACCGGTCGGCCTCGATCTCCTCCGCCGTACGTTCCACCGGCTTCCCGTCCACCAACTTATAGCGGGGGATGCCATCTGCTGTATAAAGCCCTCCGTCAAAGTAATGGCTCTGGCACAAGTTGTACTTGTCCCCTGTGCCCTCGTCAATCTGTGTCCATCCGGATAGGTCCTCCGGTGTCGTATAGCCTCCATCGCAGCGGATGATACGGCCATGCTCGTCGGCCTTTACATATACTTTCGAGTTGATAATGTCCATATGTCACCTCACAGTTCCGCCGACAAAAAGCCTTCCGCATCATTTGCAACATACACTTTACCGGGTGTAAAACCAGTTCCAGTAACACGGAGAGTAATCATATTTGATATAGCACTACTGCCGAATACGGAAATTTCAGTCACTTTGTTTCCATCATTAGGGAATAGGCTTTCGCCAATCGCCCCAATAAAAACCGGGACGGATCTCATAGAGACTGGAATAGGCATGTAGAGATACACAAGAGTATCAGATGAAGCGAACCCAAAGCAGGAATTTTTCTTCACCGGGATAAGACACCGCTGACACTCCGAAAGCACTACCCCAAATTCAGGTCCAACAAACAAATGCGGCAAGCCAGACTCATCCATCCATCCGAGAGTGTGGAAGTCACCTTCCTCCATCTTTGCGGCGTACATCCGAATCTTGCACCCCTTGCCGCATACAAAAACAAATTTCAGGGAGGAGGTCAGCGTCCCAGCGGTGTCCGTCAGTGAGCAAAACCCCTTCGCGTCCGGGATGGCAACATCTTTTTTGTACTCGTCAAAGATGTTCGTGATGTAGCAATACTCTGTCCCGCTAATCCGCTCGGCCAGCGCGGACAGAGTGAGGGTCTTACCACTGTAATTGGAAGGTGCTTCCACGGTGCACTCAAACGTTGCAAAGTTTCCAGACGGTGCCTCCAACTCGATGCAGTCGTCTTTTACAGTCAGTGTACCGCTGTTCAGCTTCCAGCCGTCAATGGTGTAGCCGTCCGCATAACTGAGCTTCCCACGCTGATTGATTGGAAAGAATCCAGCTCCTTTTTGGCTTCCGCCGCCGATAAAGAAGCCATTTCGGAGAAGGGTAGGTCGCACTTCAGCCCCCAAGTTGAAGAGAGCCTGCTGAGGTGTTTTTGCACCTGTGCCTCCATTTTTTAAAGGCACGATATCTCCGGATCCGTACAGCGCAGAGAACGCTTCTCCGATCTCTTTCACGGCTCTCTGGGTCGCATTTGCCTGTTCCATCAGATAGTTATACCCGTGCTGTTTGCTCAGCCCCACCTCCTCTCCGGTTGGGGCAACGGTCTGACCATAGGTCCAGTTTTCCGGAAGATCCGCCGGAAGCGGAACGGTGATCGGATTATCCGCCATTTGCAATCACTCCTTCTCTGACAGGGATCGTATGTTTCAGGACGGTGGAGCCGGTTACCGGGATATAAACGGTGGAGGCAGTCAGCACGTTCCCATCCGTGTCCAGAAGCTCTACCTGTGTGATCTCCGCGGCCTGATCCTGGGCTACCGAATAGGTGACCGTCAGTCTCGATCCATCGACCCGCTTCTCCAAATCCGCAATGGTGACCGTTCCATTCACACGGGCGGACGCGATATCTCCGGACACAAAGCCCGCGACTCCCTCCAGCAATTTCTGCTGAATTGATTTGGTTTCCGGCATTTTAATCACTCCCTGGGGCGTCTCACTGGCAAAAGGGGTCACTCCGAGTCCCCATCCACCGAGCCGATAGTTGTAAATCCGCTGTGAGAGATCGATCTGCTCACTCAGCAGAAGTCCGGCACTGAGCAGCGGAGTATTGATATAGACGATGTGGGCCGGCTTGATCCGGTTGATCGTCACGACCACTTCCGCGGCATACTGCTGGTTTTCGGCGGAGCTCTCCACATACAGCGTATAGTTCGGATAGTCCATCCGAGCGGTCCAGGCTCCTGGCCCGATCAACACGTCCAGGCGCTGGCGCAAAAATTCCATGGTATAGGGCGGTCTGGTCGAGATCCGGTTGAGAAGCCGTGATCTCCGAAACGAAATCGACTCCGAGACTGGATTTGGAACGATTCCCAGGACCTTTTCCCACTGGCTGACCGCCGACACATCCATACTCTGAAAAAAGAAATTCTGCGCCACCGAGGTGATCTCCTCCGCCAGAAGGTCGAACTGCTCCTGTTCCGTCTGACAGATCTGCTGATAGTCCTGGATGCGCCGGTACCAGGGCGGAAGCAGGGAAAGAAGTTCCCGGTCCAATTCGATTTTATTCACGCAGCGTCACCGTCCCCAGTGTGGGCACCTGCTGGAGAGCGCCCGTTTCTGTGAGGGTCAGATCCTCGCTGCTCCCGTTGAGCTGGACAGATACAGCGTTGACGACACCGGTAGTCCCTACGATGGCCGCCAAGACCCGGGAGAGGTACACATCCGCCGCATATTCCACGGTGCCGGAGCCGAGCTGAGTGTCCCAGGCCTGCCGCACGCTCCGCAGGTAGACCTCGATGGAGGCCTCCACCAGGGGCTGCACCTGCTCCAGATCGTATCCGGCGGCCAGCGTTACCACCGCCGACACACTGACCTCCACTTTTTCCGGGGCCGATATAGTCACCTGGGCCCCGATGGGCGCGATTCCAAGCCCCGCGCCTGTGCGCTGGGGGTCGATGGCGGTCTGGATGCGCTCCACCAGCTCCGGAGAGGCCGGCAGCAGGTCCGCTCCCAGGACGGAGCATTTGACCGTCCCTCCCCCGCTCCAGGTCGGATACACCTGCACCCCGCCGACTCCATCGATCTCCAATATGGCGGCGCGGTAGGAGGCGATATTCCCACCGAAGGGCTTTTCGGTCAGGGCGGTGACCAGTCTTGCACGGAGCGCTTCGTCGGTCTCCGTATCGTCTCCGGGGATCAGGATATCAGTGATCTGGGCAGAGGTCAGCCCCTGGACCGATGTGATGGGCAGGATAGGCCCGCTGTACTCGTTCCCGATGGCACCGGCGGTCTCAGCGGTAAGCTGGTACTGGTTCGGCGTATCCTCCTGCGCGGTCACCACAAAGTTGATGCTCTCCGCCCCGTTGATGGTGGAGAAGCGCGCACCCAGAGGCACCGGGGTATTGAACACGCCCAGCCGGACCGCCGGTGAGGCTGGATACCGGGAGATCCCGCCCAGCGGCGCCAGAAGGTCCAGAGATGCGCCCACGGCGGTCTGTACAAAGGCCTGGCGCTGCACAAGATCGAGGGAGAGATAGAATCCCTCAAACACATAGGCCGCCGGACTGAGCGCGGTGGGGATGGGCGCGGTATCGCGCTTATCGTAGATGTCCGGAACCGACTCCAGCATCTGCTTCCGGAGCGCGGCATAGGTTTTTTCGGTAAAATCGATCACGCCAAATTCACCTCCACAGAAGTGGGAATGTCGCCATAGACGGTGTGGACTGTCATGGATGCGGTCATGGTATCCCCAGCCAGCACATAGGTGAAGCCGGAGATGCCGCGGATGCGGTCATCCACCCCCAGAGCATCCTCCAGACGCCGCTGGATCTCGGAGGCCACATATCCGGGGTCCTGTCCAATCAGCCCATCCCACTGCATCCCGGAATAGGGAGAATAGATCTGCCAGCGGAAACGCTCCACATGCAGGATGATATCCACCGCCTGCTTGACGGCCTCATACCCGCTCACGGTGCCGCGGATACGGCCGGACGCCTGGTCGATGTACCATGTCAGCGAGGGCTGCTGTTCAAATTGGAGTCCGGCCTCCAGATCGACAGCTCCGCCGGAAGGCAGCACAGACATCCCCTACCCCCCTTCCATGATCCGGGAGAGCACGATGTATTTCTGCCCCCGCTCTACCCGGAGCAGAAGCACCGCGTCCCCCGGCTCCAACCCCCGGTTGAGAATGGTATATCCATCCTCGACCGGGAGTGTCTCTCCATTCTCGATGCAGGTGGCCGTCCCGGGGATCTTCTTCTCCACCACCGGCTCCGTCAGATAGAGCAGACAGGCTTTGAGCGGCGCCATAGCGGGATTGGTGGAGATCTCCAGCGGGGATGTGCTGATCACCGTTCCCACGCTCAGATCGGTCAGCTGCGCGGCGCGGAGATGCTGCGCGATCATCTGGTTGATAATATCTCTCAGCTGCATGGTTCACCTCAAATCGCCAGGGTTTCAAATTTCATGGTGTGTACATCGTTTTCCCAGGTGTGCGTCACTTTTTCCAGAAGGACATACCGGTCCAGATCGATGTCCCCCAGGCCGGGGACCTGCATGAGCACCATCTGCCCGGCCCGCAGGCCCAGAACGCCCAGTGTTTCCACGGACAGAGTGCGCATCCGCCGGTTATAATACCGCAGGCTCTCCTGCGCACGGGCGCGGGCCTGCGCGTCGTTGATATCCCCGTCCAGCTTCTGATAGAGCTGGAGCAGACCCCACTGCCCGATGGTGCTGGAGTCCTGTGCCACAAACACATCTGCCCTCCCGGTCTTTTCGTTGGGCCGGGCCAGCTTGATCGAGTTGTAGGTCTGCTCGTCGATATCTGTCTTGTAGGAGTAATCCAGCAGCAGAGAGTTTTCTCCGATCACGGTATTGGAGATCATATCCTCCGGGCGGCGCAGCGCCACCCCGCTCCCTCCGTCATAAAAGACATAGATATCCCCGGTGTTGAGAAGGGTCTGCTGGACGGCCTCTCCGATGATGTCGAAGCAGCTCTGGTCCTCTTTGGAGAGAGACGGGATCGGATATCTGGTATCCGCCAGCTCTCCCACCTCGACCTGCAGGTCTCCGGCGATTTGCCGGATGATATCTCCGGCCTTCTGGCTGTAAAAGGTATAGGAGGCGTTTGCCTTGAAATACCGCAGCCGGTCGTAACAGGTGACGTCGATCTCTCCCCATCGGTTTTTCGACTTGGTGAACACCCAGCCGTAAAACTGGAGCTGTCCATCCACCGAGAATCGAACCACATCGCCCTCGGTAAAGGATAGGTCCCCCGACTTGAGGATGGTGAAGGTCAGCTTTCCGGGCGTGTCGGTACGGTTGGTCTCCCAGGATACGGACTCCACGCTGTTGGAGCACTCCCAGATCCGCCCGCTCGACCGATTGACGATCAGAAGCTCCGTGTTCATGTCCCGCTCACCACCTGCAAAGCAGATTTCTTCATCCACCCGAGGGCACCGCCGGACTCCGTGATCACATGGACCGGGCAGGCTCTGCTGCCATCCACGATCCTGGATACCACGACCCGGCGGCCGTTCCCATTCCCGTGCGGTTCATCCCCATAGCTGGAGTAATAATAGGGGCCGTTTGCCACGCACACCCCTCCCACCACCAGCTTTCCCTGGGGGATGTCTCTGGTCTGCTCTGTGGTGACCGTCGCAGGCGTGCCCGCCGTCTGCTGCTGGACCTGCATCACTCTGGGAGAGTAATCCCGGTATTCCGTCAGGGTCAAATCATAATAGAAGTCGCCGGTCTCACCGCCCCGCTCCTCATAGGTAAATCCGGTGACCAGCACCTGGAAGCCGGCGTCCTCTGTCATAAAGGGCGTCCCGTCCTCATAGTACCGCACCGGGGTGTAGAGAATCGGCGCCTTCTCATCCATGGCGGACTGGAAAAAGCGGATGTAAAACTCCGGAGGCTCAAAGCCGTTGGCCGTCAGCACGCCCGGAAAGGGTTTCCCGGGAAAAAACTTGGAGATGGTCACGGTTTTCAGCTTCGGTTTGCGCGGCACCATGATCGGTCCGATCCCGAGCACATTGTATTCGCTGTTGTCCGACTCTACCGACACCGGCAGCTTGTCCGGATTGACCGGGAGACGGATCACGACACCGTCACGTGTGAAGAATATTCCAAAGTTGTTTGCCATGGTTCCGCCTCCCGTCAATAGGCCCGCGCGGTGCTGACGGTCGAGCCGGCCGCCACCTGTTCGATGAGGATATCACGGATCGTGTCCGCCAGCTGCTGGCGG